ACCAGCGCCTGCAGCGGCAGCGGCAGCGCCTCCATCAGCGGTAGCCGCGAGGTCTGCAGCAGCCCCATCGGCGGCGGCAGCCGGCGCGCCACCGTCCTCCAGCACTTCCTGCTCGCGGGCCTTCTCCACGCCCTGGCTGAAGGCGTCGAGGGCATCGGTGTCGATGGCACCGTCATTGCTGGCGACGGTGGCAGCGGCCTGTGCAGCAGCTGCGGCAGAGCCGTCATCCTCGACGGCAATGGTGGTGTCCGGTTCGTTCTGGTCAATACGCACGTGTGTGTCCTCGCTGGCGGCGTGGGGGGTCAAACAGGGGTGATTGCCGGCGGCGTCATCGCAGCCGGGTCGAGCATTGCGGGATCGATGGGCGGATCACCGCCGGCCGCACCTGCAGCCATCGCCGGGTCAATGGCGACCTCGCCCGGCAGACCAGGGGCAACCGGTGCGGGCGCCTGGGGAATGAAGCTGTACGGGTCGATGCTGGTATCGCCGGCGCGCTTCACCGTCTCCACGGCCAGCTGCTCGAGGCAGTTGGCGATGTCCAGTGGCGACGAGCTGCGCATCTGACCGATCTGGATGGCGGACTGCTGAAGCTGCGGCAGCAGGATCGACCACTGCTGCTGGCGCAGGGCCGTGGCAGGCTTCCCGGACGACCCCGCCCGGATGTCCACCTGCACCACCATGTCCAGCATCTCCGGCTCGGGGACGTTGAACCACAGCGCATCGGCGCCGGCCCAGTTCGCCGCCTCGTCCTGCGTCAGCCCGTTGGGTGAAACCGCCAGCTCGGCGGTGTAGACGGCCAGCTCGGAGAGCATCTCGTCCAGGCTGTCGCGGGCGTAGCCGATGCGAGACTCCGTGCCCTGCTGCTGGATGTCGGCCTCGGTCGCGGTCTTAGCGGTCTGGATGCTGGAAGACAGCGCCTCCTGCACGCCCCAGATCATCTCCAGCTCCGCGCGGATCTGCTGGGTGTCGTAGAGCGCCGGGTCGATCTGGTTGTAGCTGATCGGGAACACCACCTGGTCCGGACGCTGGCCCTGCAGGTCCAGCCCCACCATCTCGCTCACCACTGCGCCTTCGAGCTTCTTGGCGTCGTGCGGGTCCAGGGCTCCACGATCGAAGCCGGTCTTCGGAATAGCGCGGCTGCGGTGGGTCCGGTAGTTGGTACGCGTGCGGTTGTACTCGTCCAGCAGCGAGCGCGATCGGTCGACCAAGGACTGTGGGTGGCGTGCGCCGTCGTTCCAGATCACGGCCCAGCTGAAGAACGGGTAGAAGCGCGTGGTCCGCTGCTCCGGCTTGAACGGCTGGCGCAGGTAGCGCGGGCAGCCCTCGGCCAGCGTGATGACGTGCCCCGTCTCCTTGTTCCACAACTCCCACACGCAGACGCAGGCCTTGCTCGTGTCAGTGGCACCGGCAGGACCCTTGGAGAAGGCGTCCGCCTGATCGCCCCGGGCCGCACCGCCGAAGCCCGCACCGTCTGCAGCCTTGCCCGGAATGCGGAAGTAGGCCGTTGCCGATCCCAGCACGTCGGCGACCTCGGGGTACGCTGCCTTGGCCTTGTCCATCGGCATGAACAACCGTTGCGCGATCCACGGACTGTCCACGTACTGCTGCAGGCACGCGCACTCGGTCGCCACCTGGATGTCCTCTGCCCGCACGAAATCGATGCACAGGGCGTTGAAGATGATGCGCTCGGCCTCGTCCTCGGCCTGCTGCAGGCGCTGCTCGAGCTCTGCGCGCTGTGCTGAGTCGTCGCCCACCATGCCCTCGGCCAGGGCGCTCTGGAGCTGGCCGATCGCCGCCAGACTGGAGCGCAGCCCAGCAATCTCCTGCTGCAGGGCCGGGTTGCTGCCCGTCTCCCGGTGCCAGGCCGCCTTGAGCCAGCCGATTGCCACGCTCAGGCCGGAGCGCACCAGCGGGTCGGCCGCGGCCTTCAGCTTGCCCTTCTTCCAGAGCCTGCCGACGACGATCTCCAGCGTGGTGGCGAAGGCCTTGGCCTCCTGCTTGATGCGCGGGGAGACCGCCTCGGCCAGCTCCACGCTGACCTCAGGGTCACGGGCGTACAGGAAGGTGGTCAGGATGCCGACGTAGGTACCGGCGATGGGCACACGCACGTCGTACACGTCGGTGTTGGCCTGCTCCTGGCAGTAGGTGCGGTCCTTGGCGTAGCCCTCCCGAGCATCCTTGTCGAACTCGCGTGCTTCCTCGATCCGCTTCAGCCAGGCCTTGACCGCGCCTTCTTCCTCCAGCACTGCAGCAGCCTGGCGCTCGGCTTCCGCCTGCTCCATCTCGTCTGCTTCGATCGCCTGGGCCAGCTGGTCGCCTGGACCGGTCATAGCATCTTCCTCTTCCGTTCCATCGCGTCGGCTGCCTCGCCGTTGTGCTCGAGCCATTGGCGGCTATAAGGCGTGATGACCCGACCCCGTTCAACGGAGGTCGGCGCCCTTGCGCTGGCGATGGCCGGGAACCGGCTGTGGATGAAGTAGCCCAGTGCGTCCGGCGGGTGATCGAAGCCCGTGGTCTTGTCCGGCATGCCGTTGGCGTCGTAGGCCTGCTTCTCCAGCGCCTCGGTCAACTTGGGGCAGCCAACCGGGTTCACCCGCAGGCGGCGCACGCCCCTGGCATTGCAGAGCATCGCGTTGACGCTCACCACGCGGGCGCGGATGCGGGGGTTGGCCGGCGGCACCCGGACGACGAACCCGGCCGCCCGCAACAGGCCCAGGTCGGACACGCTGGCGTTGTTGGTGTGCGAGCTCTCCCCGCTGGCGTCGGGGTAGACCGCAATGTGCCGATCGCCGAACCGCTCGCGCAGCGCGACGATCATGGCCGGCGTGTCCCTGACGCCCGTGAACTCTTCCAGGGCCAGCGGTTGGCCGGCCCGGATCACGCAGACGATGGCAGTCATGTTCATGACGTTGAAGTCCATGCCCACGTGGAGCCGGTCGTCGTCGCGAATGGTGGCCAGGGTGCCGTTGAGCTTGCGGTCGTAGGCCGCGTACACCGAGCCGCTGGTCAGGTTGACGAACAGGCCGTTGATGTAGGCCTTCACCAGCTGCGCCGGGTACGTCTCGAACAGGGACTCGATGTAGTCGTCCGGCAGGTTGATCTCGTTGTCGTAGGTGCTGGCGTGGACCTTGCCGTACAGCTCGGCCTTGGCCGGGTCCTGGCCCGGGATCTGCTCGAACTGCTCGTAGACGAAGTTGAAGCCCTCGGGCGTCGTCGTCACATCGATGCCGTTCTGCAGGCCGGGCGCCTTCACGCGCAGGCGGGCAATGATCTTCCGCCAGGCGTCATGTGCCTTCCGCTTCTTCAGCGTGTCGATCTCGTCCACCAGACCGCGGCCGATCTTGAAGCCCACGATGCTGGCCGGGTTGTCCATCGACCGGCAGATGGCCGTGCCGCGGTACTGCCGGCCGGCGTACAGGTGCACCTCCTTGTTCGACTGGTTGATCTGCGCTCGCAGCCCCCAGTCGAAGGCCACCTCTTCGATCGTCGGGTAGAAGATGTCGCGAATCTGTGGGTAGCTGGGCGCGAAGTAGCCCGTGGGGATCCGCGGGAACTCCCAGGCATGGCGGCACAGTGAGCCGCACCCTACCCACGTCTTGCCCGAGCCGAAGCCCCCTACGAATGCCCGGAACTTGTGCGGCAGCTGGAGGAACTCTGCCTGCGGCTGGTTAAGCGTCGGCACGCTTTCGCCCACTGACCACGTTGACCGTCACGGCAACCGGAGGTGGCAAGTCGTCGTCGTCCTTCTCGCCCTCGTCCAGGCCGGCCAGCTTTGCCTTGCCCATGGTTGCTTGGACCATCGCGGCGCCCTGCTCCCGCTTCTTGGCCACCTGGCGCGCCTCTTCCAGCTCGGCGACCAGGCTGGCGATGGTCACCCCATGTGCGGCCAGTGCCACCCCACGGAGCTCATCAAGCCTTGCGGCGATCTTGGGGTTGTCCAGCAGCTCCTTCGCCGAGCGGTTGATGGTCTCGGGCTTGGCCTTCTCGGCGCTGTAGCACTGCCGGTAGGCCTCGCTGGCGTTGCCGCTCTCCAGGTACCGCTGGCAGAACGCCTCCTGCTTGGGGGTGAGTCCCGTCATGGGCTCAGCCTCCCGATGCGGTGGATCGCCGATTCCCGGAAGTCATGGCGTCACCGAGGGTCACGGCCCCCGGCCGGCCGCACGCGGCCTCTTCCGTGTCGGCTGCGGGCTGTTGTCGACACCTGCCCGCTGGTCGGGCTGGTACTGCAGAGAGCGCCCCGGCCGGCGCTTCGAGATACGGATCGATGGTGTTGGGCGTCTGGCGGTCGCTCATGCCGCCATTACGCGGCAGCGGCCATCTCATGCAACGGAGGGAACGGGAGCTGGAGCTGCACGGGCCGCTCGGCTCCCTGGTCCAACTGGGCAGGCTCATCGTCCAGCGCCCACGCCGGCAGGTGGAAGCGGATGTCCTCTTCCAGGGCGTGCAGGTCCGGCACCGCTGCGTTGCCCCCGCCCATCGGCAACTCCGCATAGGTCCCCATCACCCAGTCGTACTGCTCGGCGTAGAAGCGCTCGGTCCTCGCCTCCCCCGCCATGAGCAGGTAGACCTCCGCCTGGCTGTTGATGGCCACAACCGTGCCCGCCCCTCGGGCGTAGAGCGTCTGGCGGATGCGCTTCTGGAGCCGCTGGGCTAACTCCTGCACCGTGGCACAGTCGTCCAGGAAGAAGGCCGGCTTGATGCGGCGCTCCACCTGCCTACGCGGCGTGGGGTCTCGGTTGGTGTCGTGGTTCGAAGTGGCCATCGCATCCTCCCGCTCTACGCATCTCGCAGCTCGTCCAGGACCTCGTCGTCCAATCGGAACGCCGGCAGGCGACCGTCGGTGTCGCACGCACCCTGCCGGTCCGGCTGGCGCCGGCAGTGGAACACCCCGTCGCTCAGCTCACGGAACTGGCACACCGAGCAGAGCCCTTGGCGCCGGACCCGGGCGCGGTAGCGCTTCCACATGCGGGCCGTTGCGTCGGTCAAGCGGCAACCCCGTCCAGTAGCGAGGGCGCCGCGGCGAGGAACTCGATCTCGACTTCGACCCGTGCGCCCTTCTCGTCCGGCTCCATCCGCTCCAGCACGATCCGGCGGTGCTTCTTGTCGTCGACCCAGGCCACGCCGTTCAGGGCATCGGATAGGACCTTCTCGCAGTTGCCCAGGTCGATGCACTGGACCGTGTCGTCCCACGTCTCCGGGTCGCGGCGCGCGCGGCGTGCCCAGTCCTGCGGCCGGTTCGGGTACAGGCGAATGGTCAGCGCCGTGCGGCCCGGGTGCGGCTGGCGGATGCCGGCTGCCTTGGCCATGTGCGCCACCACCGCCTTGTAGTCCTTGGCCTCCTTGGACAGGAACACTGCCGCCCGGCCCTTGATGGTGCCGTGGCGCCAGTACCGGTTCGCACTCGGCGGATATGGCAGGGTCAAAGTGATCATGCTCACCTCCCGAGATCGAACAGGCAGTACAGCGCCGAGTGTCCGACGCCACGACACTCACGCCATTGCCACCGGGCGCAGCCACCGAGGATCACGAGTGTGATCACTGAGAGTGCAATCACCGGAAAGACCCCAGATTGTCGGTTTCTCATGCTGCATTCCTCTGGTTGAGCCGGCGCAGGGTCACGTTCAGCGCGGCGAGTTCGTCCATCTTCTTGATCAGCCACATGCGCTTCTGGCCGTGCCAGCCGTTGAAGCTGCCCTGGTGGCAGTCCTTGCACAGCGCCACTGCTGTGAAGTGCTGGCCCTGGTTGATGTGGTGGGCGTCGCTGGGCTGGGGCGCATCGCAGACGCTGCACGGCAGGTCCTTGACCGCCTTCAGGTGCGCTTCCTCCGCCGCGGTGAGCGGCTTCGAATTCTTCGAGCGCATCACGCCCCCTCCTGCATCTTCTGCAATGCAGCGAGCATCGCCACGCGCGTGAATGCCACCTTCGTGGCTTTGCTGATAGCCATCAGGGTGGCGAGTCGCGGGTTGAAGGTCCGGCCATGCTCGAGCTCGAACAGGGCCACCTTCGAGACGCCCGACAGCTTGGCGAACTGATCGAGCGAGTAGCGGTTGTCTCTCCGCCATTGCCTCAGCCACTGTCCGAACTGCCCGGTTGCTGGCTTCGCCATCAGGCCACCCTCCGCGGCTGCTCGCCGTAGTCCCGATACCGCGGCTCGTTGAGCCGCACGCCGTTCTCCACGGCCCAGGCCTGCGCGAAGGTGATCAGGTCCGCCATGTCGCCCACGGACATTGTCCTGGTCTGCACGGCCAGGTTCACCACGCTGGCGCCGTCCAGCGACGGCACGATGTCGCCCTGCTGCCGGCTCTCGGTGCGCGCCCAGGCGTCGACCAGCAGCCGCTTCCACCCTTCCTTGTCGATCCAGCGGCCGGCCCACTGCCGCTGCTGGGCGATGTCCTCGCAGATGGCGTGGAGCATCGCGTTCTGCTCCAGACTGCGAGTGGACTTGCACTCCTTGACCTCGACGCGGACGGCCCGGCCGAGTTCCAGGTAGTGGCAGGCAAAGCGCCAGGCCGCGGCCATGCGGTCCCGGGCGTTCTCGGCCCGGAGGATGAAGGTACTCATTGGTCACCTGCCCTTGCCGCAGCAGCCGTGGTCTTCATCCGGCCGAAGCCGGCTGCCTTCGTGGGCTTGTCGGGGGTAGTGGCGATCGGCGCTGGCTGCCAGTACTCCGGAAGGTTGGAGAACCGGAACTGCTCGGGCTGGTACAGCACGCGGACGTCGCCGGACGGGCCGTTGCGCTGGATGCCCACGATCAGCTCGGCCGTTCCGCGGTAGCGGGTGTGCCGGTCGTAGACCTCGTCGCGGTAGATGAACACCACCGCGTCGGCGTCCTGCTCGATGGAGCCGGAGTCGCGCAGGTCCGAGACTATGGGGCGCCTGTCGTTACGCTTCTCCACGTCGCGGTTGAGCTGGGACAGCAGCAGCACCGGCACCTTCAGCTCGGCTGCCATGAGCTTCAGCGCCCGGGTGATGTCGCCGATGCCGGCGGCACGGTTGTCTCCCACCACGGTCATCAGCTGCAGGTAGTCGATCACCACCAGGCCCAGCGGGTTGCGGGCATGCTGCCGGCGCACCTGCGCCACGACATGCTCCACGCGGGCATTGCGCGGACGGCTCACGAAGATGGCGGCCTCGCGCAGACGCTTCATCGCGCGGGTGACGTTGCTCCAGTCGTTGTCGTCCAGCTCGCCCGAGCGGATCCGCTGGCCGTCGATCCCGCCGATGCTCGCCAGCATGCGATCGCCAAGTTCCTCCGGCTGCATCTCGAAGCTGAAGACAGCCACGGCCTTGTGCTGCTGCAGCGCCACCCACTCGGCAATGTTCTGCGCCAGCGTGGTCTTGCCCATCTTCGGGCGCGCCGCCAGGACGTACAGCCCACCCGGCTGCAGGCCGCCCAGCAGTGCGTCCAGGTCCGTGATGCCCGTGGACAGCCCGTGCACCTGGGTGCCGGCTGTGGCGCGCTCGGACAGGCGGTCGTAGACCCGCTGCATCACCGGCGCGACCGACTCCAGCTCACACGGCTCGCTGTCCAGCAACCCACCGATGCGGCTCTGGGCCTCGCCCACCAGCTCCACGCTGCTGCGGCCGTCCGGGGCGAACCCATCGTTCACCATCGCCGTGCCGACCTCGATCAGCTGCCGCAGCCTGGCCTTGTCGGCCACGATCTCGGCATAGGCCCGGATGTTCGCCGCCGACGGCGTGGTGCTGGCCAGCTCCAGCAGGTAGGCACCTTCGCCCACCTGGCCCAGCTTGCCGCGGGACTCGAACCACTCGCCGATGGTCACCGCGTCGAAGGGCTGCTCCTTGGCGGCCAACTCGGCGATGGCCCGGAAAATCAGCTGGTGGTCACGGCGGTAGAAGTCCTCGGCCCTCACCACGTCCGCCACGTTCCACCAGGCCCGCGCCACCAACATCAGGCCGCCCAGCACGGCCTGCTCGGCGTCGACGCTGTGCGGGGGAACACGGGCGCCCTGCGGTGCTGCGGACTCCTTGGCGCCGGCGTACAGAGCCGCCATCCGCTCCAGCTCGCCCTGGGTGTCGATCGGCGCGGTCATGCCGCATCCCCCAGCGCGGTCACGGCCTGGTCCATGATCTGCGCGAAGCGGTCCTCGGCCAGCAGCACGTCCAGGTTCTGCTTCCACCGCGGGTTGTTCGGGTTCGGCACGTCGCCCCGCAGCCACGGGTCAGCGGCGCACTGCTCGAAGTAGGCCTGCCAGAAGGCCGCGGCGTCGTACTCCCAGCCCAGTTGCCGGCACAGCTGGCGGGCCAGCTTGTCCGCGGCCAGCACTCGCCGCTGGCGCTTCGGGTTCAGCACCACGATGCGCTGGCAGCTCGGCAGCAGCTGGTGGTAGGCAGCCAGGACGATCTCGGCCGTCTTGCCGCCAGGGTGCGGATGCACGGTTGCGGCTTGCGGGGCGTCCGGCAGCAGGTCGACGGCGTCGGCCGGCGGCTGCGAATCCGAACGTAGTGAGGATTGCTCTTCTTCCTGTTCCTGCTCCTGTTCCTGCTCTTGGCTTGAAAGGGGTCGGGAAGGCCCTTCAGAACCCCTTCTGCGCGTCAGGTGGAAATCGGCCTTGTAGCGGTCGAAGAAGGCACCGAGAAACGGGTTGTCCGGCAGGCTGTCGTAGTCCCGCTGCACGCCCACACAACGGTTGTCCGAGGCCTTCAAACCCTTGCCAATCTGGAAGGTAGCCATCTCGTGTACCCACACGAACTCGGACCCTTCGTCATAGCTACAAAGGCCCTCTTCGATGCACACCCTCAGCCCTTCGGAGGCCCTTTCGACCCCTAGCCCGGTCTCGTGTGCCATGTAGAGGATGGGCTGGTAGTACAGGCCCAGCATGTTCGAGGCCGGCGAGGACATCAGGTACAGGGCGCAGATGACCCCTTCCGGACCCCTTCGGCGGATCGCCTTGCCGGTCTCGCCCGTCCAGAAGGTAGGCATCACCTTGGCGTAGTCACGCATGGCCAGCACCCCGCAGAAGCTGCAGGCAGCCGGCGATGTGCCAGCGCTGCTGTACCAGCCAGATGGCCCTTTCCAGGGGATCGGTCATGTACTTCATGCGGCCGTCCTCATCAGCGCGGCCAGGCGCTGCACGTCGTTGACGCCGTCCAGGGCGCGCTGCAGGTCCAGATACTGCCGCAGGAGGTTGCTGCCGGTGGCCGCGCACAGCGGTCCGATCAGGCGGTGTGGGATCGGCGCGGAGCCGGTCTGCATCCGCGACACGTAACTGCGGCTGCGCCCGATGCAGGCCGCCACGTAGTCCAGCTTGTGCCCGCCGGCAGCGATGGACACCGCCAGCGCCTGGGCCTCGCTTTCGATCTGCCGAACGACCTTGGCCGGGGCATCGGCCGGTGCCTTGTGCATCCCGAACGAGAGCGGCAAAGGCCTTTGGTTGCAGGGGGTTTCATGAAGTTTCATAGCGTTTAACTCCGCCTCGGGGCGAAATAAAGGCCCAGCCCCGAAGGACCGAGCCGCGTGGATTCAGTGAAGGAATGCCCGACCGTCGTGACGCTCGTGCGGATGTGCGGCCGGCTCTACGCCGTGAGTCGCCGCGGTGATCGCGTGGCCGTGCGCTTCATCCCGAAGCGCGAACGGCAGCGCCCCGCCCAGCCTGGCGTGGTAGTGCCCTTTCCGGGGAGCCGCTGAGTGGTCAGGGAGATGGGTGCCCGCCTGCCGGTAGGATTGGCGGTGCGACCCAACCCAACCGCTACCGGAGACGGACATGGAAAAACTGAAAGTGCTGACGGTGGTGTTCAGGACACCCGGCGACATCCGATTCGGAGAGATGGTCTTCATCGACGGTCAGCCCCATCTTGTTTGGGACTGGGAGGGCGATCAGCCCCTGACGATGACTCCACTCGACCCGCAGTACCTGACGACCACAGCAGGCCACGTGCCGCCTCGAGCAGACGCTGCGTACAGCCGAGAAGTCGAAGACCCGCGAAAGCTGCAGTAGAGGTCCTGCGGTGGCCGTTACGCATGGCCCAGCAACACACGCGCCACACGACGCTGAGCGAGCGCGGAAGCGCGCAGACGACCTGCGTTCCTTCCCGGCGGATAGGGGTGGCCATGTCAGCCCGCCTCCCCTTCGCGTGCCAGCTGCGTCTGCTGCCACTGGGCGAACATCGCCGCCGCGAACTCGGGATTGGTACGCTGCTCGACCAAGGCCCAGAAACCGATCTCGGCCATGGCATCCTCTGCATAGCCGGCAGGCACCCCGCCATTGGCGGCGCACCACTCCAACATGCGGCCATGGGCCGTGAGCAACCGATCCGAGGTCTTCTCAGACATGGCCACCTAGGCCACCTCTCCCTTCTCGGGCGCAAAGGAGGATCCCCCCTCGCGGTAGGATGCGATTTCCACACCACTACCCACCAACGAGGGGGAATCCATGAGCAAGTCCGTCGAAGAAATTGCCGCCGAGATCGTGATCGCCGTTATCGCCAAGTTGCCGGCAACCGGGAACGCGCAGCGCGACACCGACAATGCAGTCGAGGCGTTCACGAAGGTTCACCAGGCTGTTCTGAAGGCTTATCACGGCGAGTAATCGCCTCGTCGAACAGCTCCACAGCTGCCAAGACGTCTTTCAGCGCAACTGTCATGGGGACGTGGTTCGCGATTGCGATCTCGCGGGCCACGTCCCAGATCACTCGCGGGGAATGGAGGTTAGGCGACATCGGCTACCCCCTTCTCGGGCGCTGGGAACAGGTCGGGGCGAAGCGCCCTCGCCTGCCACTGGCGCCCCTCGGGCAGCGGCTCGTTGTCGGGCCAGTTGCCGACTGCTTGCTTAGACGTCTGGAAGAAGGTTGCCAGCTCGGTGTCCTTCTGGAATCCGAGCGCTGCTTTCACTGCCTGCTTGGTCATGTCCATGCAGGCAGTAAATCATCGTTTACTGATCGGCGTCAACCATCATTTACCGCATTCAGTCAATCATGCTTGACATGATCGGCGACCGACTCAAAGAGCTGCGGCTCGAGCACAACCTTGGACAGCCGGAGTTCGGCGCGATTGCTGGCACTACGAAGCAGTACGTCTGGCGCCTAGAGAACGGCCTGAACAAGAAGCCGAATCCCGAGTACATCCAGCGCTGGGCCAGCCACTTCCAAGTTCGGATGGAGTGGATCACGTCCGGAAAGATGCCCAAGGAGGCCGCATCGGCTGCTCCATTGGCAGACCCCGAGGCGTCTCAACCCCAGCGACTGGACGCTGCGATCATCCTCGCCGCTGTCAGGCTCGCTTCCGGCGCGGTTACTGGCGTGGGACTGTCTCACTTCGACATCGAGACGCAAGGTGACGCCGAACTGTTCGCCCTGGCCATTGAAGAGGTCATGGACGATGGCATCGTGGAAGCCTCTGACAGCGATGTGCAGCGCTTTGCGCGCAAGCTTCAATCGCGGATGGAGGAAAGGGATGGACAGGTCGGAAAGGCTGGATCGCATGGCAGAGCTGATCGCACAGCGAGCAAAGCGCAAGCTGGGGATGCCACGGGAACTTCGCCTGGTTGGAAGCGAAAGAGCGCGTGAGCCGCAGGATGAGGCGGCTGAGGAGCCTCCCTCGCGACTGCCAGACTGGACGACGTTTCAGGCTGTAGACGTGTCGGAGCGGGCGCTGAAGATGCACAAGATCATGGTCATCGCCAACACGTACAGCTGGCAGATCGCGGTCACGCACTTCCTCATGACCAAGGGCGCCCCGTACCTATCAGATCTGACGGAACCCCAGCTAGACGACCTGCTGGACCGGATGCACGGCTACGTCGACGCCGCGGAGACCGGTTCAAGCCTGGCAGACCTGCCGGCCATGTGAGCCAAGAAGCCGGCCCTGTATGGGCCGGCTGTGCGATCAACTGAGCAACGTCAGCTGTCGCGGGTAGGAACGCCAGTGTTGGCACACGTGCTCCAGGCTGCCAAAGCGCATCCTGGTGTACGGGCGAACATAGACGCTCCCGGGCTTGGAAGTAATATCCATCCCAATCGCTCCTATCGAAGGATTGGAGGGCGATAGATATTTGCCGACGGCCACCCGGACTGATAGAGTCCGGCCACTGATGTGGTAGCCGCTGGTGGCAGAGGGACGCCCTCACCACCATGCCAAGCCCGGCAGCGCGCCAACGCTGCCGGGTTTTTTCATGCCTGAACGCCCCGCAAGTTGACGAGTACGTTAGGCAAGTGACACGATTAGGCCATCCAATTCTGGATAGGACCTATCGGTCACCTCGCTGATCTTGTGAGGCAATGGCGGGTTAGCACCATCAATTCCCTCCTTCCGGTTCAGTCCCTTCCAGCTTGGGTAGGCCCGTAGCCTGTTGTGAATCGGCCCCTGCGTCAGCTGCAACTGACGTGGGGGTTTCCTTTTTCAGCGCCCAACCAAGCTTCCGGTTCGGCGTGAAACGATCATCCTTCGAAAGGACCGCGGAGACGCCTGCCAGCGGGTTCTTCCCGCCCACCTTCACTCCACGCTCCTCGAGCATCGGGATAAGGTCCAAGGTCCGAACGTGCCCTGACGGCGAGTTGGCGATCAGTTCGGCCGACACCTCGGCCACTGGGTTACGCCCTCCCCTGGCACCCGCGGCCCGATCCTTCCCGAACGAGGGCGGCGGGATAACCAGTGCAATCGGAGGAAAAGTCGGAGAAACGGGCGCTGGGCCCGCGCTCTGCACCGCGTCAGCCTGCCCTTCTTTCGGCGTGCGCTGCACAGGCTGCGGAGTCGATCGCATGAACCCTAGTTCTTGGGCAAGGTCCAGGAACTGGGCAACCTTCTCTTTGCGCGCCTCGATCTCCCGAGCCTTGGCTTCAAGCTCAGCAATTTCACGCGCTGCGATTTCGATTGGGTCTGCCATGGCCAAAGTCTCTCACGGTTCGCAGAATTTTCGCAACGAAAATCTGCGAAATCTGTCGGCGCGGTTGTCAGCTGGATTGATAGTACTACACGAGTCGCCCAGCAACGGCTGAGAGCCTTGCTATAGCAAGCTTCTCGGGATTCTGTGGGGATCTCTAGTCCGTCCGAATCATGAACGAAACGTTAGCGGTTCAGGGACTGCGCTAGCCTTGGGTAAATTATCGTTGACTGCAAGTAGTCAACGATGATTTACTGCATCCAACGCCCCACGACACCCGGATTCCCGGAGGGGCTTGGAGACTCGGATGGCACTGCAGCACCAGACGATGAGCCGGTCCGCGCAGCGGGCCTACGACGACATCAGCCCGCCGGAGCGCGAGGAACTGGACGACGTGGCCCTGGCCGCGCTCCAGGCCTCGCCGGTGATGCTGGAAGAGACCTTCTGCAACCAGCCGGCCCCGTGGTTCGCCAAGATGGCCCGGCTTCTGGACGCTGGCGATGACCTGGCGTTCGCCGCGCTGTGCCGTGAAGCCCGGAACGCCTACGTCAAGTCGTCGGTTGAGGACGTGGCGGAATTCGAGGTGTGCAGCGCGAACGAGGCCATCGGCAAGCTGCTGCGGAGGGCTGCGGCATGAGCGCGCACAAGCACACGCCGGGGCCGTGGGCAGTGAGGTACGACTACGTTGTTCAGGCGCCAGCATACGAGGACGGGCGTTTGGTCCCGGTTGCTCAGCCCTACGGCGTGAATTGCGATGGCACTGATTTGTTCGCCAACGCCCGCCTGATCGCCGCTGCGCCGGAGCTGCTGGAAGCAGCGATGGCCTTCATCGCTCCATTTGATGGCATCGAGGTCGTCCAAGACAGCGATATCGCCAAAGCCCGAGCCGCCATCGCCAAGGCCACGGGAGAGCCCGCATGAGCTTCGAACAAGCCCTCAAAACCGCGGCGAAGCAGACCGCGCGCGACATGGTCGTTATCGCTGTGCTGGCGTTTCTGGCTGGTGCTGGGTTCGCGCTGCTGCTGGGAGCGATGGCATGAAGCGCCTCGCCTGGAACGTCCTCGGCTACTCGGCAATGGCCGCCATGTACCTGACCGCGCTGTGGTGCGCAGTGCAGGTGCAACCGTGATCCGGCTCGCCCTCTACACCGCGGGGCTGGTGTTCTTCGCCGACATGGCCCGCCGCGCGGTGATCGTGCGCGCCGACTCCTTCGTGCTGCCTCTGGCTCTCCTGTGCCTCTGGCTGCTGGTGCTGATCGTCCGCGCCTGCCGCCGGGAGCATCGCCGGCTCACCCGCCGCCGCACTGACTTCATCCGCCCGCGCAGCTTCCCCGCCCAGCGCAAGCGCGACATCCGCTGATCCCCCTGCCCTGCGCACTCCCCAGCGCAGGGCGCACCGCGGCAACTGGCCTCCCCTCCAGATGCCGCACCCGGCCGGGCGGGCAATCCCGGCACTTCATTTGATGTCGAAAAAATTCCCACCGCGCCGGCACCGCCGGCAGGAGCTATCGATGAACGCTGTAGTCGCAGCCGCACCCGAAAACTACCCGCAGCCCCGGAATGAGGGCGCGACCATCCTTTCCGTCATCTCGCGCGCAGCGGCCGACCCGAACTGCGACATCGAGAAGATGGAGCGCCTGATGCAGATGCACGAGCGCATCCAGGAGCGTCAAGCTGCCGCCGACTTCGCGGCGGACCTAGCCGAAATGCAGGACGCCCTGCCCAGCATCGGCGAGCGCGGCAACGCCGCGGGGCGCTACACCTACGCCCTGTGGGAGGACATCAACGCCGCGATCAAGCCGATCATGAAGCAGTTCGGCTTTGCCCTCTCCTTCCGCACCGACTTCTCCGACGGTATTGCCGTCACCGGCGTCCTGTCGCACAAGGGCGGCCACCGGGAGGAAACCACGATCAAGCTGCCGGCCGACCCTAGCGGCAACAAGAACGCTGTGCAGGCGGTGGCCTCCAGCGTGAGCTACGGCAAGCGGTACACCGCCGGCGCGCTGCTCAACCTCACCAGCCACGGCGAGGACGACGACGCCTTCACCGCCTCCACCGGCTTCGACATCACCAGCTGGGCGGACGCGATCAAGGACGCCCTGGACAAGGATGACCTGGACCGGATCGCCGCGGACCTGCGCACCAAAACCGGCATCCCTGCTCCGGCCATGCGCCAGATCCGCGCCCTGTGGGCCGCCCGGGCGAAGGAGGTCAAGGCATGAAGGCGATCGATCGTCTTCTGGCCAAGACCGATCGGTCAGGGGAATGCTGGCTCTGGACAGGCGCCGTCAATCGCGGAGCCGGGGGCTACGGCTGGTTCGCCATGCAAGGCGGACAAACCCTCGCGCATCGCGCGTCGTGGTTACTGCACAACGGGCCAATCGCGCCCGGACTGCATGTCCTGCATCGATGCGATGTCCGCCTCTGCGTGAACCCGGCACACCTTTTCCTCGGGACCAACGCAGACAACGTGGCGGACAAGGTGGCAAAGGGACGCACGGCACGCGGGGAGAGTCACGCGACCCGCCTAGCGCCCAGTGACATCCGCGAAATTCGTGCGACTACCGGAACGATCCGTCAGATCGGCGCTCGGTTCGGGGTCGCTTATTCCCACGTCGCCCGCATTAGGCGGGGCGAAATTTGGAGGAGCGTGTCTTGAAAGCGAACGTGGCTCAGGAATCGGCCGACTGGATGCTGGCGCGCTGCGGCATGTTCACCGCTTCGCGCGCCGCTGACCTGATGGCCCGCACGAAGTCCGGCCCGAGCGCGTCCCGGGCCAACCTGCTCGCGCTACTGGCCGTTGAGCGCCTGACCGGCCAACCGGTGGAGACCTACCGCAACTCGGCGATGGATCGGGGCATCGAACTGGAGGCCGAGGCGCGGGACGCCTACAGCTTCATCACCGGCCGCGCCGTCGAGGAAGCCGGCTTCGTACTGTGCAGCGAGCTCCCGAACACCGGGTGCAGCCCCGACGGGCTGGTGGGCGACGGGCTGGTGGAGATCAAGTGCCCGGCCAGCATGCAGAAGCACCTGGAAGCCCTGCGCACCGGTGCGCATGCGGTCGAGTACCGCTGGCAGCTGCAGCACCAGATGCTGGTCGTAGGCGCGCCCTGGGTGGACGCGGTGAGCTACGACCCGCGCTTCCCCGACCGCCTGCAGCTGGCCATCACGCGCGTGGAGCGCGACGAGGCGGCCATCGCCGAGCTTCGCGCCGCGATCAAGGCGGCCGACCTGGAGGTGGAGAAGATCGTTGACGAGCTGCGCCGCATGCCGGAGGCCGCCTGATGGGCACTGTCACCTTCCAACCCGAAGAGAGCCGCGCCGGCTCGCGCCGCGGCGGTGCCGCACGGGCCGCTCTCTACGCGCACGTCGTGGAGGGACAGCTCTGCACGACAGCCCAGATTGCGCGCCGGCTGGGCATCTCCCCCGACGCCGCCTACCAGCGGATCAAGAAGCGCCCGCACCCGCTGACGTGGGATTCCCTGGCCGCGAAGTGGAGGAAGTCAGCATGACCCGCCACTTCACCCGCCGCGCCCCGAAGCGCAACGAAGGCCTCAGCTGGGGCCGCTTCCCGACCGACGACGGATCCGCGGTGACCTACCGCCTGTTCCGGCGCGACCACACCGGCCGCCTGCACTTCGAGGCTCGCACATTCCTGTCGTCAGACAGCCCCCTCTACATCGCCAGCCACCTCCGCCGGATGAAGCGCGAGTTGCGCAACCGCGTGGATGGCATCGATCTGAAAGCCATGGGAGTAGCAGCATGAGCGCCAATCCGCACACCAGCCCGCTGGCCGTAGCCTTGTTCGAGGCGTTCGCGCGCAATGGCGGCAACCGTCCGAACGATCACTTCGACCGCAATGCCGCCGAACAATGGATGCAGCAGGCCCTGGACGAATGCCTGCCCAAGCCCGCCGCAGCGCAGGAGGCGGTGCGTCAGCCCGATGGCTATCACTATCGCTATCCGGACCTGTACGGGACAGACACCTGCATCCGAAAGAACAACGGCGAGGAAGTGAACGGAAGTAAGCCGGTTGAGGCAGTCCCGTATTGGTACGCCCCCGTCACCGCAGCGCCGGCCGACACGTGGTTCGCCGACCAGCTGACGGCGATGGGCGAAGTGATCCCGCTCGCCAGCACCCCCGCAGCGCCGGCCGATGACGAAGAAGACGCCTACGTTATCGACCAGATGGGCAAGCTGCTGGCCGAGATCGCGGTGATCGTCAACGGACCGGAGCCTGCTGGCACTCGCTGGAGCTACCACGACCTGCCGGCCAAGGTGAAAGCGCTCGCCAGCACCCCCGCAGCGCCGGGGATCGGTCTTCAAGCGTTCCGCAAGGTCGCAATGCCGCTCCTGTGCCAGATGCTGTGCTCACACGATGCTGAAAGCGTTGCCCGCAAGCTACATGCGGCCCTACTCGACGCCAGCCCCAAGGGCGCGCTGAACGAACAGTTCGGAAGCGCCGAAGGGTTGGGCGGCAGCGAGGCGGTGAGCGGCGGCGGCACTTGCGGTCGCTCACTGGCCAAAGCGCGTGATGCGTGGATGGCCAGCGACGAGGCGCGCATGCTGGCGAATGATCGTAACGGCCCCATCGCTGGAAAGTATCTCCGCAACCGACTGGAGGTCGCCTTCTGTGCCGGCTACGACGCCGCGCAGGCCGGCGATGCGGAGGTGCAGCCGTGAGCCAGATCGACACCAAGGCTGTTGCTAAGGCAGTAGCTGCACTGGATGCGGCCTATGCGGACTTGAAGAAGGCCCGCAAAGACTATGAAACAGTGAAGGGGCTGAACGGCCAAAGCGGCTACTGCGTGACCGTGAACGGTGTCCGCGTTGACGTTGCCGTCATGGATTCGCGCACCTACCAAGCGGGGTTGATCCGTGGCCGGGAGATGATCCACCTCGGCGCGCTGAAGGCTTTGCAGGGCGCAATCAGGTACTACGAGCAGCGGGTCGCCGAGTGTGAGGCGGAGTTGAAGGCCAACAGCCACGGCGCGGGGGTGTCCGATGCTTAAACGACTCCGACAACTACTGTGCGGGCTTAGGGGGCACGCAGGAATCCACATAACGTCATCACTTCCGGGCGCCGCACATGGCCGCTGCAAGAATTGCTGGAAGCAAGTGGCCGTAAAGGCGGTGCGCCATGGCTGACCTGATGCAGCAGGCCCCCGAGCTGCTTCCTTGCCCGTTCTGCGGTTGCGCTGCAACGCTGAGAGTCGGGGAACGCATGCTTGTCGATGCGCATGTGATCTGCGAAGGCTGCTCGACCGAAGGCCCGGGCTTCGGCGCTGACGCAACTGAGGGCGACTTCACCATGGAGGCACTGGAAGCGTGGAACCGTCGCGCCGCGCCGGAGGGGTTCGTGCTGGTGCCGGCGGAGCCGACTGACGAGATGTGCGCAGCAGCGCTGGCTCGGATCAAAGAGGTGACAGTCGTTATCGACGCTGGTCCAGCCAAGGGGGCAACCCTTGCCCGCGATCCTTACTACCACGCATACAAGGCAATGCTCGCCGCCAGCCCGCAGGGGGTGAAGGATGGCCGGTGACATGGCATGGATTCGCAAGACCTACGGCGTGCCCGCAAAGCGCGGCGCGCGCGTGGCATACCTCGGGAACGGAACGACGGCAAAAGGAACGATCCGCTCGGCGAGTAACGGGCGTCTGAACATCCAGCTCGACGGCGACCGCTTCACGATCCCGTTCCATCCGAAGTGGCAGCTGCGCTACCTAGACGCGGACAGCCCGCAGGAGGCGAGCGATGCGTGAGCCGATCCGCTACCTGTCCCTGTTCTCCGGTATGGAGGCTGCGCATCTGGCCTGGGCGCCGCTGGGCTGGGAGTGCGTCGCCGTCGCCGAGATCGAACCGGCGGCCTGCGCACTGCTGGCGCACCGGCTGCCGCATGTCCCGAACCTGGGCAGCGTCACCGACATCACCGCCGAGAAAATCGCGGCGCTCGGACACATTGACGTCGTGATCGGCGGCAGTCCATGCCAAGACCTGTCCGTGGCCGGCAAGCGCGCGGGCTTGGCCGGCGCACGCTCTGGGCTCTTTCACGAACAACTGAGGATCTTCAATGCAGCAAGGACTCTTTGCGGCGCTCGCTGGCTCGTGTGGGAGAACGTCCCCGGCGCCTTCAGCAGCAACCAGGGACGAGACTTTGCTGTCGTGGTTGGTGCGCTCGCAGGATGCGAACTCGATGTCCCGCCGGACGGCTGGGGCAATGAGGGCGTGGCGTTGGGCGACAACGGGCTCGTCGAATGGAGCGTGCTTGACGCGCAGTGGTTCGGAGTGGCGCAGCGGCGCCGCCGCGTGTTCGCTGTCCTTGATACTGGAAACTGGGCCGATAGACCCCCGGTACTACTTGAGCCCGACAGCCTGCGTGGGGATTCTGCGCCGCGCCGAGAAGCGGGGGAAAGAGTTGCCGGCACCCTTACGCGCAGCGCTGGAGAGCGTGGCGCGGAGGACGGAGAGCGTGGGCAGCTGATTCCCGAAATCGCCCGTTGTGACACAACGGGCGAGGCCAAGCGCCAGGACTGGGAGACCTGCACGATCATCCCGGAAGTTGCCCACACCCTCTGCGCCGATGGCTTCGACGCGAGCGAGGACGGCACTGGTCGCGGCACGCCACTTGGACCAGTGGCGTTCGACTGCAAGGCCAGTGGCCAAGCCGGGTTCGGCATCGGCGAGATCGCCAGCACGATGCGCAGCATGGGCCATGCCGACAGCCACCAGAACGGTGGAGGCCACTTGGCCGTTCAGCAAGGCATGCTGGTCCGCCGGCTCACGCCACGCGAGTGCGAGCGGCTACAGGGCGCGACCGACGACTGGACGCTGGTGCCCAATGCCAAGGGCAAGCCGATGGCCGACGGCCCGCGCTACAAGTTGCTGGGCAACAGCTTCGCGGTCCCGGTGATCCGCTGGATCGGCTGGCGCATCCAGATCGCCCATACCTGGCTGCAGAGGGCCGCAGCATGACCCCCAACCTGCAACGCACTGGAGGTAGCCGACATGGCTGACGAAATCGCCCTGTGGCCACTGAAGGAGGTCAAGCTCCGCGTCGGCCTCAGCACGGCTACGATCTACCGGATGATGGCCAAGGAGCTGTTCCCGAAGCCGCGCAAGATCGGCACGAAATCGCTCTGGTTCTCGCCGGAGATCGAGGAATTCATCCTCGCCGTTGCAGCCGGCAAAGCCTGGTCCCCGAACATGGGGCAAAGCATGGGGCAAGACCTCGCGGCATGAAAAAAGCCGCTGAAATCAGCGGCTTAGATCATGTCTTGGCGGAGTGAGAGGGATTCGAACCCTCGATAGAGCTTTTGACCCTATACTCCCTTAGCAGGGGAGCCCCTTCGGCCTCTCGGGCATCACTCCGTTTTCTTTCGCCCTGCCGCGTGTTCCGTGGCAGGGCGCGAAGAATACCGTTTAACGGGGTGAAAGGTAAACCCTTATTCGGAAGTTTCTTCACTTCCCTGTGCAGCCGGCTCGTCGCCGCGCTGGATACGCTGGAAAATTTCCTCACGGTGCACCGCCACGTCCTTGGGCGCGGTGATACCGATACGTACCTGGTTGCCCTTGACGCCGAGCACGGTCACGCTGACCGAGTCACCAATCATCAGGGTTTCGCCTACACGGCGAGTCAGGATCAACATTGTGCGAATCTCCATGGAACCGGTGGGGGTTTCCCCACCGGCATTGGCGCGCCAAGAACTGCGCCCCACGACAAAGGGAAAAGACTCCCAATGTTAATGGCAGGCCGCAGGCACCTTCAAGGCGCGCGGCTGCCTGCGTTCATGCCAAGTGTGGCTTGATCCATTCCAGGACGCCGTCCAGCGCGGCAACCAGCCTGGGACCGTCTTCACCGCCACCCTGTGCCAGATCGGGACGACCACCGCCCTTGCCACCGATCTGACCGGCGACATGGGACAACAGTTCCCCGGCCTTGACCCTGCCCATTGCCGAGCCATTCACGCCCGCGACCAGCGAGGCCTTGCCGTCCTGGGCGCCCGCCAGCAGGATCACCGCGTCGCCCAGCTGCTGCTTGAGCCGGTCCATCGCCTCGCGCAGGGCCTTGGCGTCGAAGCCCTCCAGGCGCGCGGCCAGCACCTTCACGCCGCCGATCTCGACCGCCGAGGCACCGAGGTCGGCGGTCGCGCCGGAGGCAAGCTTGGCCTTGAGGGCCTCCAGCTCGCGCTCGAGCTTCTTCTGCCGTTCGCCGAGCTGGCGGATCTTGTCCACCACATCGGCCGCGGCCCCGCCCAGCAGGCTCGCGGCCTCGGCCAGGCGCGCCTCCTCGGCGTCCACGTGGTCCAGCGCCCCCTGCCCGGTCACCGCCTCGATGCGGCGCACGCCGGACGAGACGCCACCCTCGGCGGTGATCTTGAACAGGCCGATGTCGCCCGTGCGCGACACGTGGGTGCCGCCGCACAATTCGGTCGAGTAGTCGCCCATCTTCAACACGCGCACGTTCTCGCCGTACTTCTCGCCGAACAGCGCCATCGCCCCGAAATCCAGCGCTTCCTGCATGCCCATGTGGTGCACTTCGGCCGCGTTGTTGGCACGGACCTGCTCGTTGACCTTGCGCTCGATGAGCGCCAGCTCGTCGCTGCTGATCGGCTGGAAGTGGGAGAAGTCGAAGCGCAGGCGATCCGGCGCCACCAGCGAGCCCTTCTGCTGCACATGGCTGCCCAGCACTTCACGCAGCGCGGCATGCAGCAGGTGGGTCGCCGAGTGGTTGAGGATGGTGGCACCGCGACGGGCGCTGTCGATCCCGCCGGCAAGCATGTCGCCGAGCTTGATCACACCCTGCTTCACGGTAGCGACATGACCGTGGAACTGACCGGCGAACTTCTGCGTATCAGAAACCGCAAGCTCCACGCCGTGGCCGGACAGCATGCCGGTATCGCCAACCTGGCCGCCGGATTCGGCATAGAACGGCGTCCTGTCGGTGAACACGATCACCTCGTCGCCAGCCTGCACCTCCTCCACCGGGCGCCCCCCCTTGAGCAGGGCGACGACCTTGAGGCCCTCCGCCTGCTGCTGGTCGTAACCCAGGAACACGGTGGGCGACAGCGTCGCGACCAGTTCGGCGGGCAGGGTCACGCCACCGCCGAACTTGCCGGCGGCACGCGCCATCTCGCGCTGGTGCTCCATGGCGCTGTCAAAGCCGGCCATGTCCACCGTCATGCCGCGTTCGCGGGCGATGTCGGCGGTCAGGTCGACCGGGAAACCGTAGGTGTCGTACAGGCGGAAGGCGTCGGCACCGGGAATGACGCCATCGCCGACCCGGGCGGCGACGTCGTCGAAGATCTTCATGCCCGCGTCCAGCGTCTCGGCGAAACGCTCTTCCTCGGCCAGCAGTGCCTTGTGCACCGTGGTGGCGGCGGCCGGCAGCTCGGGGTAGGCCTCGCCCATCTGCTCGACCAGGGTCGGCACCAGCTTGTGGAAGAAAGGCTGGCGCACACCCAGCATCCAGCCATGGCGCAGGGCGCGGCGGATGATCCGGCGCAGCACATAGCCGCGGCCTTCGTTGGACGGCAGCACGCCATCGACGATCAGGAACGAACAGGCACGGATGTGGTCGGCGATCACGCGCAGCGACTTGTTCTCCAGGTCCGCGGTGCCGGTCAGCTCGGCGGCCTTGCGGATCAGCGCCTGGAACAGGTCGATCTCGTAGTTGGTGTGCACGTGCTGCAGGATCGCCGCCAGGCGCTCCAGGCCCATGCCGGTGTCGACGCACGGCGCCGGCAGCGGCACCAGGGTGCCGTCCGGCTGGCGGTCGAACTGCATGAACACCAGGTTCCAGATCTCGATGAAACGGTCGCCGTCCTCGTCCGGCGAGCCCGGCGGGCCACCGGCGATGTGCTCGCCATGGTCGAAGAAGATCTCGGTGCACGGGCCGCACGGGCCGGTATCGGCCATCTGCCAGAAATTATCGGAGGCGTACGGCGCGCCCTTGTTGTCGCCGATGCGCACGATGCGGTCTTCCGGCACGCCGATCATGTCGCGCCACAGCGCGTAGGCCTCGTCGTCGTTGTGGTAGACGGTGACCAGCAGGCGCTCGGCCGGCAGCTTCCAGACCTGGGTCAGCAGTTCCCACGCCCACGCAATCGCGTCCTTCTTGAAGTAGTCACCGAAGGACCAGTTGCCCAGCATCTCGAAAAAGGTGTGGTGGCGGGCGGTGTAACCGACCGAGTCGAGGTCGTTGTGCTTGCCGCCGGCGCGCAGGCAGCGCTGCACATCGGCCGCACGGACATAGCTGCGCTTCTCGGCGCCCAGGAACACATCCTTGAACTGCACCATGCCGGAGTTGGTGAACAGCAGGGTCGGGTCGTTGCCCGGCACCAGCGGCGCCGACGGCACGATGGTGTGGCCCTTCCCCTTGAAGAAGTCGAGGAAGTCGGCGCGGATCTGAGAGGTAGTGAACTTGACGGGTGTATTCATGAGGACTGGCGATAGGCGGGCTGGCGGCAGCCGGCACCCCACGCGGTGCGTGGACCCGGGACAGCCGAAACCCTGAAAGGGTATCAGGCCCGGTCGCGTCAGTCCTCAGGATCGTAGCGGGTAGCGGCGCGGATGCAGCCGCCGTCGAAGCCGCGCCGGGCCAGCATGTCCGCGGCCTTGCGCCGCTGGGCCAGGTCCAGCGGCCCGTCCGGACCAAAACGGCGGCAGACCAGGTCCCTGGCCAGCGCTGCCCAATCGCCCTCGAAGGTAGCCAGTGCGGCCTCGATCGCCTCGCTGTCCA